TACAGGGGTGGAGGCGCGTGAGCTCCCCAACACCCACAGTGAAGTAACTAATTGTAGTCTTTACCATTACAACCTTCCTGTGATAAAATACGAAACATGAGAGATACAAACAAAGCGCGTGCATTAAAACGCGCTTCCGGCGAATTGCACACTTACACTTGCACGCGTTGTGATAGAGAGTATCAAATGCATTCTATGGAAGATCGCGGTTTGTGTGTAATTTGTAAGCCAACTTCTCCGAACCATGCTAAGCGAATCATTATGCTGTAAGCTTAGCATGCGAAAGCCCCGGGCACAAGTCCCGGGGCCATTTTCTATCCGATCATTTTCATTGAGGTGATGATGACATCGTCGATGTCGCATCCTCGTCTAATGGAGATGATCTTTCGAATATCTTCAAATCTAATGGAGATGATCTTTCGAATATCTTCAAAGCGTGTGTCTCCACCGATGAATACTTTGTCGGTGAAAGGCTTAGGCGAGAACTTGGGGTCATTGATGTAGTAAACTACTTCGTATCGAGCTTCTGTATTCATGCTGTAAGCTTAGCATGCAAAAAGCCCCGGGCGCAAGTCCCGGGGCTTTTTCTTTCAGATGTTTTCTGTGAAGTAGAGACCGTTTCCGGTATCTCCGTCGAAGGTCCATCCCATTCCGATGTAGTCCTTTAGGGCCTGCTGTGCAGTCAGACTGTAGAAGGTGACGTAAGCGTATTCGTCGTTTTCGTTGTGGCGTGTGAAGATGTGCCAGTTGGAGCGGAGTGAGGTTTCGGCGAGGAATTTACGGATTCCACGGATTCCGGGTCGTACACCTTGGGGGAGGGTTCCATTCACGTTTGCCATGTATGTAGTCTAGCATGTTGAAAAGGCCTCCCGCAAGTGCGGGAGGCCTTTTCTTTTACTTCACTGCGTTGTTGAAGGCTTCGATGGCTTTAACTCGTTGTCCAGCTTTATCGCTGATGTCGTCAAAGTAGGAATTATCAGCAGCCCAATCTGCGACTTGCTTTCGAGCCTCCGTCTTTGTCAGAGGCGTCATGTCGCGAAGCTCGTTGTCGGTTGGAATTTCGTAGTCATAGCACGAGCAGCCTGTTTGCCCGTCGACGACGTACTTTCGTTTGTTGGCGGGGTGGCGGTAGACGCGTAGTTCTGCCCATTCATATCCGCCGTACATGAGGCTGAAAATTGATTCTGCCATGTGAACTACTTCTTTCGCCAGACGAGCGGTCCCGTGGTCTTGTTATTGCGTTTGCAGATGAGTGTTCCGTGGTTGGCGGTTGCTCCGGCCCGGTTGCATTTTTGACCGGCTTGTGGTCCGTTGTCGCATGCGGCGAGTGTGAGTAGTAGTCCGATGATGAATCCGATGGCGAATCGTTTCATCCGATTTTCCTTCGTGGTTCGTCTTTGCGGGGTGGGGTGACTGGGGTTTTGATGGGGATTTTGACGGTGCCGTGTTTGGTGTCGGCGATGACGGTGTTCGTCTTTGTCTTACATTTGGTGGACTTGATACTCTTGGGGAACTCAACCATGCGCTAAGCTTACCTCACAGATTCTTTTCGCGCAACTCCTGCGCGGCCTTCTCGGTGAGAACCTTCAACTCTGCGTCCTCATACTGACGTCGGAACGGGTTGTGGTCTCGGCAGTAGTTCATCTCAACGGTCACCGCCATACCGTCATCGTTGACTTCAGTGCCTGCCATTCGGGTTGAGCCTCGCTGTCCGGCCTTGAAGGCGTGGTCTGCTCCGTCGCACCATTCGACTGCCATTCCGCTTTCCCCTCTAGTGTAGGTATAGCTTTTGTGGAATTGATCGTGCTGTTGCATTCCGCGTTGTGTTACGTGTGCTCCACAAGCGAAACATTCGGCTGCTTTTACGGTTGCCCAGCTTCCGTATCGCGCGTCAGGCATCGTCGCCTACCGGCTTATTGGCGGGGCGAGTTTGTGCCCTGAATTCGATTCTGCCGTTCCACAAGGGCATTCCTACTCCGGTGTAGTTGCATCGAACGTTGGGAATGCCTTCTTCGCTGAAGTAGTTTCGGGGTACGGTTGTGGTGAATGTTCCTAGGTGTTCTGGATGTCCGAACCAGTCGATTCCGATGATGTCGATTTCAAGGACCGTCTTTTCCATTCGTCCCTTTCCTTTCTAGCCGCCTCTTGTGCTGCTTTGAGACCGCTAATCCCATTCGATTGATCCAGGGGTGTATCCCATTCCCTGATGTCCTTTTCCTCTTCCGCCTCTTCGGCGTACTTCTTTTTCAAGTATTTCTTTTGTCCCGGAGTCATATTGTAATGACTCATTGTTGCTCCTTAAAAGAATGGCCGCGTACCTTCCCTGTACGCGGCCATTCGTCTATAGGTGTTACTCCTTGCCGTCGTCGTTCTTCCGCTCGGTGAACGGGATCGTCCAGAAGGTCACCCGCGACTTGGTAGCGGACGGCTTCTGGTTGACGGGGTTGACGAGAGGCTGAATGACGGAACGGACGGTGACTCGGGGGTCGTTGGCCTTTCCGGTCTTGGAGAGGTCTCGCTTGACCTTGTTCTCGATCCGCTCGATTTCGGTGTTCTGGTCGGCGTTTTCGGTGCCCCGGGCGGGGTGTTCGATGACGAACGCGCGGGCGACGGGCTTGCCGTTGGCGTCCTTCTTGAGAGCGATCTCGGCGATGACGTCCTCGTAGCCGGTGGGGGTCTTGCCTCGTCCGGGGCCGCCGGGGGCGGGAATGTAGGTGGCCTCTTCGAATACGATCGGTGCAGTCATAGTAGTCTTTCTGTTTGGTCGGGTAGCCGGGTGATGTCCCGTGGTCTGACCCAAAGCTTACCATGTGATCCCATTGCTGCCAAGCTTTTGCCAGCATCGTCGAGAGGGAGAATCTCCACCCACCCGTCATCGCTCCGGTCGGTGACTTTCCATTCTCCCATCTCCGGTATCCAGCGGAGGGAGATTCGGGCGTGTAACCAGCGCATGTCAGATTGCCCCGTGCAGCAAATCTCGGAATGCCTGTAAACCGTCTGTCCCGTCCCTATCGACGCATAGATCTGTTTCCACCACCATCCCGAACTGTTTGTTGTAGGGAGTGCTTTCAAGCGTCGTACCTGTGCGGTATGGAGTAGTTCGTGTGAGTCCTGTAGAAGGATCGCGATAAGGAGTTGGGTTTCGTTTGCTGCTAGGCTCGGATGTAATACGACGTATGCTGTTGTGTTGAACACGCCCAGCGGTTTCCCACTTACCACGCTGTAGTGCAAGCTTTGCACTATCGAGCAGGAAATTAACGTTAAATGTGATTGTCGGCCAGTTGACATCGTGCCCCACCCTAACGTTCTCATGGAATTGAGCAAACTCGTAATCAAGTGCGCTGATCTGTTTTGCGAGGTCTTTCGCGTTTACGCCACGCGACTTCAGTTTCGGTGTCCCACCGATACCGATAGATTCCCGCGTGCTGTCGTCCCAGTAAACACCGGGCATGAGTTGAGTCATCCCAGGCTTAAACGTCTCATCCCACTTTCCCAGTTCCGACGGCGAGAGTTCAAGACTGGGATGACGCGAGAGAAAATAAACTCCGTCCGTAGCCACCATAGTGACTGCACTCGCCCCCTGGGGGTGTCGTGCAATCGCGTCAAGGATAAGCGTACGACAGCCAGCGGTGATGAGGGATGCGTAAAACGGATTCGAATATTTTGGCGTACCAATCGATTGAGCTGTCTTACCGTACGCCGAGTTGTATACGAGCTTGAGCGCTTTCCCTTGCGGACTGTTCTTACCGGCCTGTAGACGGAGGTTGTACATACGCGAGATTCCGATGTCAGCAGGGTCGAACGGTGGTGCACAATCACACCTCCTATAGGATACCCATTCCAATACATCCATGCTCGAAACCAAGCCTGCCCTTTTAGAAGCTTCCACTTCATGAAGCCAGTACCAGCCTTTCACCCGTTGGGGTCGTGAGATGAGTCCTCGGTGGTCGCGGTATGGCATAGCGCCAATGTAAGGGTTTCCCCCTTGAATGTCGGCGTAAAGAAGTGTGTAAGTTCCCTTGTCTGTAGGATAACTGTTCCCGTCGCCGCGAGAAAAAATCCCGTTGTGGGTTCCGTGAGTATGCAGGCACGGCAGAGACGCAATGATGTAAGGATACGCGCTATTGATGTCGTACTCCCAGACATCTCCACAGTGTCCGTGTACCATTTGCTCAAACCAACCCCCGTAGTAGGATGCTTGTGCGGCGTTGTAAGCCCATGCGGGCATTGACTGATAAACATCCGCATTCAGGATTCCTCCTTCATTGTGGCGGCTTGCATCATTAACTCGATAGCGATTGGAATTTGCTTTATTGCTTGAAACTGCCTCCTTGTCAGCAATGCGTCCATGTAGCATATCCATCCAAGTTTGAGCAGCTCTACCAGGACCGTACCACTCATTACGCCCAAGACGAATAGGGATAGCATCGTTCATGAACCCTTCGTTCAGTCGGGTAGTGACTCGCGCGAGAATGTCATTTTCCAGGATGTTGTACCGGCGCATATCCTCAAAGTACGAAGTGTCGTCCAACTCCGCGAGTATGCCACGGTCAGCTTTCCCACGGACAACCACGTCGTACTCTTCGTCCGTGCAAACTGGATCGGTCCAAGATTTCGGATTGATGACATTCAAGAATCCTGTCTGCCAGAAAGGACCTGTGTCGCAGATGTAAAGCCATCCCGATACCCTCTGCTGTACGCGCCCACTTCCCGCCCGATGTTGGACAGGAATGATGCTCCCCCAAAAATTGCTACTATTACCATCCCAAGGGCGACCATCATCGTCAGGGATTCGCCATTCAAGTTCTCCTTGAACCAGTTCCGGTACGTCATGAATGATCATCTCCGTTTGGCATGTTCGGTTTCTGCAAAAATCGGAAAAGGCGGACCGGTGGTGGGTGTGGGGGCGAAGTTTCCATCGGCGTCCCGCCATAATGTCAATCTCCCACATCCCTGTATCTGTTTCGACCACCACCGCGTCAGGGTATGGGTTAGGCCGTGATTGAACTTGAGACGTACGGGCAGCGATACCATCGTTAGTGAGTAGGAGGCGTGCCCTGTCTTCGGGTAGCTGCTTCTCCCATTGAATGAAGTCGTATCCGAGGAAAAAGCCAATGTATGATGCGCCGGGGTCATAGCAATATTGTTCCCACAGAAACGACAGTATCTCCCCGATGGTGAGTTGCCGACCGCCTTTCCAAAGAGTGTGTTCACCCACTGACAGCATGACGTAATCATGTTCACCGGATGGTCGGTCGACTCCTTCACCATCGACACCGATGAAACGGACATCATGAACCAGTCGCTTTCTTGTCCGTGCGGTATTACCGCCACCCTTTTTCGTACAACCGTCGCAGCGTAGGCGGCGAGCGTTGGTGGTAACAAATTCAGTGTTGCACTGTCGACACTGGCGAGTGTGCGCGGCCACGAATCCACCCAATCGAATTCAACACGGTCGGGATAGTCAGAAGGAAGTCGAACCCACCATCCGGATTTGGTCAGATGCCAAACCTTGTAGATAGGTTTCATGATTCGTCCACAACGTATTCATCTACACACGGAGTCCCACTATTAAAGCCTTTCCTACCAATAGCAGCCCACGCCTTATCAGGAGTTGAAAAGACGCCTACCATGTAGCTGTCTTCATAATCAATTTGGTAGGTTGCTACATATACTTTAGTGGTACCAGAATGGGTTGTGGGTGACTCCCTGGTCATCGACAACTTCGTATTCTGATCCTTTTCGTCCTGCATGTTTGATTCTCCCAGATCCCCATGACAGTATAGACTCGTCGGCGTTGTCGCCGAAGTACGGGTTTTGATCGTACACCGTTTGCGGGTTGACAGGCTTGCTTGTGCCACCATCGTGCAGTTTCCGAATGAGGAAGGCGGCAATGCGCTTGTCGAGTGGTAGTTCGCGGGGACTGGCAACCGTTTTGGGGCGTAGTGCTTTGGCAAGGTTTTTGGCGATGGCTTGTGGGCGTAGGCGTGCTTTGGCGTCGGCGAGTGTGGTTTCGCCGCGAAGATAGCTGTCCCTTGTGCCGGACCGTTTCAACAGTTCCTGTTTGAACGGGGTCATCCGGTTGAATGCTGCTACACGTCCCTTGCGCTGACCTTTGGCACCTTTGAGTGTGGTTTTGCGTACACCGGTTGGTAGCGGGTTTTTGGCGGGGCTGAAAAGGTGTCCCAGGAAGCTGTCTTCGGAAAGCTTAGGCCTTTTTGCCATCTGTCATTCTCTTTTCACGTATTGCAAAGTAACTCATTGTAGCATAGGTGGCGCCCCGGCCGATACCCTGCTACCATACGAGAGAAGCGTTGGTCGAGTCCCTGAAAAGTCGTCCGTCCCAGCGAAACCTTTTCGGGTTGAATCCTGACGTTGGAAAAGCCCTCCCCCGTTGGCGAGTGGGGGAGGGCTTTTCCGTACTTTGCAATACTAGAACTTGAAGTTCATGTCGATAACCGTGTTCTCCTCACCAACCCTTTCAGCGTCGTACAGGTGATAAGGCTGAGCGTTTCCGTCCTTATCCTTGCGGGTGCGCGACTCCTGCTTTCCGAGGTAGGAGACAAAGTGCTCCTGGTCGATCAACTGCTGTGGGTCACCGTTGGCGAATTCACGGTACTTCTCCCGCAGCGTCGTGTGGAAAGCGTGAACAGCGAAAGTCTCGCCATTCAGAGCATTTCGATACACGATGACGGGATACTCTCCATACTCGCTGTTGGAGCCACCGACGCGGAGTCCGATCACCTTGGCCTTGAACTTGTCTCCCGGCTGAGGCATCCACGCCGGAGTGTTTCGAACGGCACGCCGCTCCTCATACTCGGCGAATTCCTTTTCGAGGTCCTGCGCGGCCTTGGACAGTGCCATCTCTATACTCTTTTCTTCACGCGTGGCATGGTACAATGCTTGGTACAAAGTACCTCGCCAGTCCCATACACACCCCGTCGGGTGTGATGGGTCCACAGTAACAGACCACGGAAAGCAGCGCAACCCTATGAGTGACCTCACCGCACCGTTCGAAACTCAGAACGTTCACGATGACGATGGGCAAGTCATCGACAGCCTTTTCGTCGAAACGGATGCACCGCCGGATTTGAAGCCTGCCGCAGACGTTGTTCCCTCCCCCGCAGTAGACCAGCCGAAAAAGACCACACGTCTTTTGACTTCTTCGCTTTTGCTTCAGCCGTCGTGGGGTCCGCAGCAGATCCTTCCGGCTGACGCTAACCGTAAGGCTTTGGCCGTTAACGTGTGGTCGCCTACCACTGTCGCCACTGATGGTGTACGCGTTCACTCGGATCTAGGGGATTTGAACACTGGCGGAATTGTTCTTCACAATCAGACTCCGACGTCGGCCATGCTCGACGCACACACCGGCCCTCTGTACGTCACCCCCGCCGCTGTAGGCGCGCCCGGTACTCCCGCTAGCGCGCCGGTGTGGGTTTACGTGTGGGCGGTGACCGAATGAGCGTTGTGAATGAAGTCGGTATTTGTACTGACGTTGAAGGTTGTACTAACGCAGATCCAAGTCATCGTTCTATGGTTTCGTTGAGTGTGGCTGAGATTCAACAGCGGACTGAGGATCGTATCGCCGGTTTAGAAGCTCAGCTTGCAGAAATGCAGAAGACTCTTGAAGATATTCAACAGGTATTGGTGAATGCGGACGCGACAATCACCAAAATCTCTGACGAGGTTAAGCCAACCCTCGATCAGGTTCTCGCCTCCCCGATGCTCCGAATGCTGACCGGCGGAAAGAAAAAGTAGCCATGTTCAATCCAGCAAAGATACAGGACGGCGACAAACAATTCCTGTTCGCCTCCATCGTCGCACCACTCGTTCTGTGGTGGATCTTTACCGGCCGTAAACGCTACTCCGTGAAAGGAATGAAATAATGGACGACGAAACCACCGAACCAGAAACGCCAGCAGTAGAACCGGAAAAGGTTGCGGAGCATCCGGAACACACCGCCGAACACGTGGAACCCCACGGCGACCTCAGGGACGTTGTTGCCGGTCTCACGGAAAAGGTTGCTCACCTAGAAGGCGTGGTAACAGGACTTCTCCCCGAAAATAGGGAAAAGGACGAGAAGCCCGTACGCCGCCCATGGACCCACAGAAAATTCGGCTGACCATTTCGCATGGAGCGGACTAGATGACAATTATGGACTTTACAGAGGCAACCATCCCGGATGTAGTTCCTGACTTGGAAGACGTGGAAAACCCGTGCAAGAACTGCGGTAAGGAAATCGATGTTCCTTACGGCGGTCGCGGCCCCCGCCCCAAATACTGCTCCGAATGCAAGCCCACCACACGTCAGACGGGAAAGCGTCCCCAGTCTCCCCGTGTGACTGGTAAAGAGCAAAATCTCGCCGCACAAGCCACAGGTGTGCTTGTGCAGATTAACGCGATGATTGCCATGGGTGCGGCTGCACTCGGCTTGTTCCGTACCGGTAGTGCTATTGCTCAAGCTAATGAGACTTTTGAATCTGCGGCCTATCAAGCGTTGCTGACGGATCCTGAGCTGTGTAAGACGATCCTGAAGTCGGGCGCCAAGTCGGCCAAGGTTTCGCTTACTTTGGCGTACGGCGGTATGGGTGTGGCAGTTATTCCGACGGCCACTATGGAAATCAGGGAGCGTAAGGCTGAGCGCGACGCTAAGCGTGAGGCCGAAAATGCAGACGGGGCTTAAGACCACACTTCAAATGCGTCGCCTTGCTTCCGTATGGAAGCAGGGCGAACACGTATTGGTTTCCGGCCCCACCGGTTCCGGAAAGACAGCACTCGCCCGCCGCATCGTCAAGATCCGTGAAGATCGAGGCGGACACGTCGTTGTCTTCTGCGCCAAACCCCTAGAGGACGAAACCATTACCAACGAGTACGCCGACTATGAGCGTTGGAAGGATTGGCGTAAACGCCCACGCTCGTGGGAGAACAAAATTCTTTTGTGGCCTGACGTGTCCAAAGCTAAAGGCGACAAGGATGTCATCCTCGACATTCAGAAGGAAGTGTTTCGAAAAGCATTCAACGGTATCAACGAGCAAGGGAAATGGACGGTCCAAATCGATGAGGGACTTTATACGACGAACCCTCAATTTCTTAACATGGCTGACGATCTTGCCATGTCTCACGCTATTGGCCGTTCTGGACGCCTTACCATGGTTACGCTCTCCCAGCGACCTTCACATCTCCCGCTTATCCTCTACGGGAGCGCGTCTCACGCTTTCGTGGGACGGACACGAGAAGCAACCGATCAAAAACGTCTCGCTGAACTAGGCGCCAAAGAAGGCGCGAAAGAACTTGGCAAACGCATTTCAGAACTAGGCCGTCATGACTTTCTGTGGATTCCTGTCGCGACTGACTGGGACGCGGAAGTCGTCAATCTGGCCCGGTGAGGGTTGGTACAAAGGGTGGTACAATGAGGGCATCTTTGTACCAAGCTTTGTACCAGCCTCACCGGAGCCATTCCATGAAAGGGAAGAAATGGATCCGCACGCTCACATCTCTGCTGTTCATATTGTCGCGTTCCTTGCGGCATCGGTTGCCATTCTCGGCACCGCCCATCTCATTGCGATTGGTTCTGACAGTCGCGCATCCCGGGCCTTCCTGGCCCTGGGTTTTTAAGAAAGGAATACGTACGTGACTTCTCCTACCGGTCCGGCTGGTGTGACTGAGACTAAGGATATGGTTGCCGGGGGTATCCGGTTTACTGTCGCCTCGCGTCCGCAGCGCCGATTCTCGAATACGCAGACAGTCAACATTGCCACCGCTGGCACCTCGTTCCAGCCGATTCAGCTTCCCGCTACCGGCTTCGTCCGTAAGATCAGCCTGCTTTTCACGGCCACCGTTACCATGTCCGCTTCCGGCGCCGTTGTCGCCGGTGACGGCCCGTGGAACCTGGTCAACAATGTTACCCTCACGGATGCTACCGGCCAGGCCATTCAGCAGCCGATCTCGGGCTTCAACCTGTACCTGGTGAACAAGTATCTCTCGTTCGGTTCGATGGAGAACACGAACATTCCGCGCGCGTGGCAGAACCCGCACGCCGGTTCGGACTATGCTTTCTCCGCCACCTCCACTACGGGTACCGCCCTGTTCCGACTCGACATTGATTTCGAGCAGGACTACAACAGCGGTTACGGTTGCATTCCGAACCTCGACTCGAATGCCTCTCTTCAGCTGAAGATTGATGCTGCGGCCATCACCAACGCGTTTGCCGGTACCATCACCGCCGGTACTCTCGCGGTTCGTGTTGCGCAGTATTACTGGGCGCCGGTTGGTTCGACGGTTGGCGGTGTCGCCGCTATGACTCAGCCGGTTGGTTTCGGCGACTATGTTGAGACCCGGTATGAGACTCAGACGGTTTCCGCCTCGGCGGAGAACACCGTTTCCGTCACCAACCGTGGCGGCCTTATCAAGGGCATGATTGCGGTTTCGCGTGCCTCTGGTACCCGTACCGCTGTCACCGCTTCCAGCAACCTTGGCCTGCTCCTCGACAACAATGCTATCGACGAGGGCATTCCGGTTGAAGAGCACTTCGACATGCTGCGTCGCGCCTACGGCTACATCGGTACTGACCTCACCACGTCGTACGCTCCGCTTTCGGCCGGTACTCTGCCGGGTCTTGACCGTGGTGTGGTCGTGTGGCCGTTCGGCGCCTACTCGGGCGGTCGGGATTCGTGGCTGGCGACGCGTGTCGGTTCGCTGCTTCAGTTCAAGATTACTCCTGGCGCTTCGGCGACCACTCTGGAAATCATCACCCTGCTCGCGCAGGTTAAGGACGCTGCCGCCTTCTACGCTCCCAGTGCTCTCGTCTAGGTCTGGCGACAATGCACAATGAGCTTCTCTAAGAAACGAAGGTAAAAATGCCTTTTGGTACTGAACCTGAGCGGCAGGGTAGCCCGGCCACGTTTACGCGTGAGCCGGTTGGCCCTAAGAATGCCGCGAGTAAGGGTAGCGTCGGTGACGTTGCCCTCATGGATGCCATCGCGATTGTTGTAGGCGCGTGGATTCTCCTGTTCCTTATTGCTTTCTCTCTCCGCTCCCACAACGTCTGACACGAAAGGTAGATCCATGAACAAGATTGTGAATGCGCTCAACAACCGATACCTCCTGGCCGCTATCGCGGGCCTGTTCGTTCTCGGTTTCGTCAAGCGCATCGCCGCCCGGTAGTCATAACATGAGTCCGGAATTGCCCTACCTCGCCGCTGGCGGTGTCGCCATCGCGGGTGGTGCTATTGCGGAAAAGAAATGGCCGTCCAACGGCGTGAAAGCTTTACTCGGAACTGTGGTACTTGTGATCGTCGCGTCCGCTACCGCAGGTTCCCGTGTTGCGCCACTCGTTCACGCCGTTGGACTCCTGCTCCTTCTTACCGCCGTAATGGCAGCCACCAATCAAGTCCGAAAGGCTAAGAAATAACCATGGTTGACAAGGGTCTTGGCGTTCTCATCGCCATCGTGGGACTTGCCGGTCTCGCGGTAGTGGTGTCAAAGCGCTCCAACACTGCTCAGGTTCTCACCTCTCTCCTCGGCGGATTCAGTAACTCCATCAAGGCCGCCGTCTCCCCCGTAACCAAGTAGCCCCTCCGGGGCGGGAATCCCTGGCGAAGTAAAGGAGGGAGATACAGTGACTAGTCTGTTTATGGGTCACCTGAATACTATCGGTGTTCCGGCCGATGAGAAGACAGTGAGAAATACTGCCACGCCGGTTGAGTATGATGCTCCTCCGGCGATGATGGATGACCAACCGGAAATGCAGGAAGTAGAAACGGACTCAAACCCGAATCTGGGTTTGGCTTCGCGTCAGCTTGCTTCGAAGTGGTCGGAAGGTCAGCGTGCCGTCCCTCAAGACGGTATTGTTTCTGAGCAGAATGAGTCAAACCAGATGGTGAATCGTCAGGTTTCCACGTCTGGTACTGCGGCTGCACGTGAGCTTGCCGGAGAGACTCATAAGAATCTGTCGTATGCGGTGGGTATTGAACCGGTTTACGATCTGGCCGATCCTAACCACAAAATGGGTAACACCTATTTTGTTCGTACTCCGCGTAACGTGCAGGAAACGGCTACCGACTACATGACTGTTCCGCCCGGACAGGATCACGCTATTGAAGGTAACATTGCCGCGTACGGTAAGGTTGCCTCCCGTAACGCTGCTCAGTCTGCTTTGTATAACACGTGGTGGAATGGTGGTCAGCAGTAATGGCCAACTTCAGTGAGATCGCGCATAAGAAGGTGTTGGGTGTTCCCGCAATCTATATTGCGGGAGCAGCCGTCATCATCCTCGCCGTTGTCGCCTACAAAATGAAACCCACCACAAAGGATACGACGACTCCTACCGACACGACGGACGCAGTAGCACCCACCGCTAACCCGTACGATAGTTTGAACCCAGACGGCGACGGTACCGTTGTCGTACAGCAGCTTGGTCCGACGGCCGCAACAACGACAACGGTCAAGACCAATGATGATTGGGTCCGGGAAGGTGTCGTATGGCTTGGCACCAATAAGGATGTTGCCGGAACGCAAGCTAATGCTGCCCTCACCAAGTATGTTGAGGGACAGGACCGTAGTTATGACGAGGACCAGTGGATCAACGCTTGGATCAAGCAGGATGGTCCACCGCCGGATGGTGTTGCTTCCGGCGGTTTGGTAGGCGCGAAAGCTCCCACGAAGATTCCTACGCTTCCCGGCTATCACACGGTTACCGGCTCTGACGATAATACGTACAGCAAGCTTGCTCTGCTGTATTACGGTCACAATGATCAGGCTACGCTTGACCTTGTGCAGGGTGCGAACATCAATAAGCTTGGCAACGACGGTCCGTTTGCTGTCGGCACCAAAGTTTACATTCCCGCGTACGCGCCGCCGAAATACTATGTTGTGCCGTACACCATGAGCAATGCAACTGTCGCGCAGAAGAATGGTATTACTGAGCTTCAGATCAACGCGCTTAACAACGTGACTCGTTCGTCGTGGTCTAAAGGCGCTAAGGTTCGGGTAGGCTAAATCATGGCCATGCTTTCCGCAGCACAGATCAAAGCCTACGCAAAAAATGCCGGATTCACTGGAACCGTGCTCGACGACATGGTGGGTATTGCTTTTGCGGAAAGTGGTGGTAACACCAATTCTCACAACAGTACCCCACCGGACAACTCTTATGGTCTGTGGCAGATCAATATGCTCGGATCCATGGGTGCACAACGGCGTGTCATGTTCGGCATCTCCAACAATGACCAGCTGTTTGATCCCGCCACCAATGCGCATGCCGCGTATGTGGTCTACAAGAATCAAGGTTTGAATGCTTGGACCACATACAAGAATGGCGCGTATTTGAAGCATATGGATCCGAGTGTTGCGCCCGCTACCGATTTGACCCCGGTAAGCACGGACGCTCCTGCTGACTCGGCCAGTGCGATAGGCGTAGGATTCTCGGGGGTGACTGCTGCTCTGAATGCTGTTGGCGCCAATATTTTCAAAGGGTTGGCCAACAGTATTGGTATCGGTGTGGCACTACTGCTTCTGTTGGGCGGTTTGGCTTTGCTCATCGTGCAGTCGAAGCAGGGTAAGCAGGCTTTGAATACGGTCAAGAATAAGGTGGTGTGATGTCAACGATTGCTTGGCTGTTGATTCTCGCCGCCATCATCATCGGCAGGCAGGTTGTCGCCGGTCGGGTATTGAACATCAGCGGTGACCTTTCGGATGCTTTCCTCGCCATCACACGCGGGGACTACAAAGGTCTGGCCGAAGTGTTCTCCCGCACCGGCGACGCCAACGTCGCCGACATGGGAATCCCGAATGCCACCACACCCATTGCGGGGCTCGTCACGTCAGGCGCGCAAGGAGTCGTCCGTAGCACCCTCGCCAAAGCAGCCGTAGACCTCGGCTCGAAAGCGAAAGGCTACCGGTTCACGGCAACCGGGCCTGACTACTACGACTGCTCTGGACTGATGTGGCGGGCAGCGCAACACGCCGGTTTCTCCGGTCCACGGTTCACCACTGAGAACGTGCTGTCTGCTAAAGGTTTCGCCCGTATCGGTTCCGGGCAAGGTGTTGGCGATATTGTTCTCTGGCCTGCTGGCTCTGGCGGACTCAGCGGCCACATGGGTGTGATAACCGGTGCCGACGAATTCTATTCAGCCCGTTCCGTACGCTCAGGCATCGGCTACAGTAAGATTTCCACGTTTCGCAAGACTCAACCCGTCTACGTACGGTTCAACGGCTAGAAAGGCTCTCAGTGCCCAACCTTCCCAAGACCTTCGAAAACTATCCCGCTACTGTCGTCCTGGACAGTAACGGTAGTGGTCAGATAGCTTTTCAACCTAACGGTTCTACCGTTAGTATTTCTCGCCTGTACGTGAGCGTGTCAACTTCTGTCAAGCAAGCAACGGTTACGTTCTACAAGGGCAGCGTCAGTCCCACCAATGCTCTCGGCACTATCGTTTCCGGTTCTACCGGCGGACTCGCCACAGGGCAGATCTTCGTCCAGGATGGAACTATCCTGTATGTGGTGTGGACTGGAGGTGACGCCGGTGCCACCGCTACCGCAACGTTCAGCGGCAAACAAATCTCTTTTAGCGAAATGGGATCCGACAGTATTACGTGGTCTGATCCCATCGCCGCATCCGACGGAAGCCTCATCTTCCCAGCTTTGAAGTCACCAAACTTTGTACCTAGCAGTTCAGGTTGGAACCTTGACCGAGATGGAAATGCCGAACTTAACAACGTTACAGTTCGTGGAACTGTAGACGTTGAAGGTAGTCTTGGCAACAACGTCAAGATTTACACCGATTCGACTCTCGTGCCAGGTGAGACCACAGCCACGATAACTATGAACCCGGGAAGTTATTCTGACGGCCAGCTTCCTGTATCAGGTTATGGACAGATTACGGCTACCGCTATCACAGGTCCACCGCACTACGGACAACTTCTCATCAATTCGCCAGGACACAACTACGCGTCAAGTATTTTCATGACGGGAGACACGGTAGAAGGTGGTGGCATCAATGACACCACCATGAATATCAACGCTGCATCGGTTACCATCGGATACAACCTTCCCTCTGCTATCAGCAAGGTAACCATCAACCGACCACGCTGTCTCGTCAATTTGCAGTATGTAGTAGCAAATGTTATCACCCCAGTGCCTAACAACACGGTGGTGAATCTTTCTACATCATTGGTTCTGAGCGACCCATTTGGTATGGCCAGTCTCAGCGGAACTGACTTCACCATCAAGGTTGCCGGTGACTATGAATGTATCATCAACTTGAACTATGCGACGAATGCTACCGGGTTCCGTCAGGTTCGTATTGTCAAGAATGGCTCATCCTACTTTGCTTTTACACTGCCTGCGCTGACCGGTTTCAATACGCCGGTTTCGCTTACCATTCCCGTTCCTGGGTGTGTGGTAGGTGACAAGTTGAATGTGGGCGCATATCAAAACTCTGGGGGTACGCTATCACTTACTTCTACCAATACAGTTCAAATCGCGCGTGCGATTGACTAAGTTGTAAAGGGAGGTTAGAGTTGTGTTTATGTCAGCACCAGAGCTTATAAACGACAATGGAATCAGCGCCATTGCTCTAACCTTCTTTACTGCACTGTTTGGCGCTGTGGCAACGGTTCTCGTGCAAGTCATAAAGTCCAAGAATGCGGCCAGAGAGGCAGCGGAAAAGGCAGATGAAGCACAGGCTAAAGCGGAAGCGGCGCGTAAGAACACCGTCAACGTCTCAAACGGATTCGCTGGAGGAGTGGATAAGAAGCTTACATTCCTCGTTGACGAGGTTTCCCGACTCCGAGACGCCGTAGACCGCACCGAACAATCTGTACGTAAACACCTCGAATACCATCTAGAAAAGGAAGGCAACAAATGAGCACCACGCGTAAAGACAACACCACTCAGTACGACAACGGTGATGTGAAGGCTGACGAGGTCACCCCGTCGCAGTCGACCGATGTCACCGACGTCCCCAAGAATGACCCCGCCAGGGATTCCCGTCCGGAGGACGACGAACAGCCGATGATTGTTTACAAGCAGCGGTATGTGGATTCGGCGGGTGTGCAGGGGGAGAAGGAGCACCGGGTTCCGCTGTCGGAGTGGGCGCAGTACGAGAAGGACAACAACCTCTGAGGGAGGGTATGACAATGCTTGGTCCGGCTACTAAGGCTTGGGTTAGCTTGTTCGGTGCTGTGGTTACGGCACTTTTGGGTTTGCAGGTTATTCCGGTTACGGGTACGTGGCATACTGCTTTGACGATCATCGCGGCTATTGTGACTGCGGTGTCGACGTATGCGGCGCCGAACCGGGGTACTACTGTGGTGGATCGTGTGGTACCCTGATCGGTAGGGAATAGGGATGAGAGTCTGCGCTGGTTTGGTGCCGTGAAATAGGTAGACATGCTCATCTCTTAACCGAAGTGAAATTCAAAACTGCGCCCACGATGGTTCAGGTGGGATGGAAAGACGGAGTTGAGGATCCCGGGCCTGCTAGCCCTCTTACCCGTTGCAGCCGTTACAGTCGGCATGGACCACCAACCATGGAAAGGATAAGCATGACCTCGCCTTACCTTATTCCATGTCTCGTAACGCTTCGCGCCGAATTCAATAAGGAAGCACCTAACCGTGATAAGGGTGCTGATGGCTGGATCGGTGACGCCAAGCATCAAAACGAGACATCAGATCACAACCCTGACTCGCAGGGTCGGGTACTCGCCATTGACATTGACAGTTCCGGCCCTTGGCCTGCTGGCTATACACTTGACACTTATGTCAATGACATCATTGCCAAGTGTCAGAATGGTGATGAGGACCGGCTGGAATACATCATCCGTAACGGGAAGATCTACGAGCGTCACAACGGTTACAAAGCCCGTGACTACAACGGGTCTGATCCTCACAGGAACCACGCACACTTTTCCGCACGTCACGATCACACCGGACAGAACGATACAGGAGAATGGTTCATGCTCAGCGCAACCGACAAGGCATGGCTCGTCGATCAGTTCAACGGTATCGCCGACGACGTATGGGCTAAGAAGATTCAGGACCCGTACGCCCCCAACGATCCCGATCGTAACCTCCCGGCGAGTACGTGGCTGAAGTACTCCGACTCGCGTGGACAGCTTTCCAGCGTCGAGGCTGACATCGAATCCAAGATTGATGGGTTGACCAAAAAGCCTTAGTCGTGTATGATGTTGGTTATGGGACAGCACAACGCTCACAGCAGCGACAAGAGCACCATGCAAACCAACACCGGAAAGAGCAAGCGCGACAAGGGTACGCCCGGCTACGAGGGCAAGCACCGGGAAAAGGGCAAGGATGAAAAGAAGTGAGCCGAAAGCGGTAAAGGCTCTCATCGAAAAGTACAAGCGACAGGCTCTTGAAAACGAGATTAAGAAACAACAAGAGCAGCTCATCCCGGAAGCTACCCTCTTCAACCGAATCAAACGGCGGCGTAATGAAAAAGAGTGAAAAAGAAGCCAAGGAACGAGTTCGGCAGTTAGGACACGCCACCCACAAAGGTGGAAGCTCCGGACACGTAGAAGAGGCCGTAACCGTTCACAAACACGGACCCATCGCCAGACTGCTCAAACAACCACCAACAGAAGTAAAGTGAAAAAGACCCCGGAAGCTTTGCTTCCGGGGTTTTACTATGATAGACTAGCATCATGAATGACAAAGACGCGTTTCGGCTCCTGCAGATACGGGAAGCCGAGAAAAAGAAAATGCTCGAAAAGCTGCCACGAGCAGATCGGAAAGAACGAAAGATCATCCGTAAAGCCGTCAACGACGGAACCTGGGGGCACGACGGAGCCTGGTGAAAATGACTTACAAGAAATGTCCTAACCTTCACGCACACACCCCACACGTATGGGGAAGCGGAGAAGTACTATTCCAATGCCCGGGACGAGTCAAAACCAGCGAAAACTACGTATACAAAAAGCCAAAGACGAATAAGTAAACCAGCCCCGGGACTTGCGCCCGGGGCATTTACTTGATAAGCTTACAGCATGAATGACACGACGCTCATCGAAAGCATCACACTGGACATCAAACAAAGCAAAATAAAAATAGTACGCTACTCCCTCCTCCGGCGATCAGAACCAATCGGAAGCGTCAAATGGAATACCTTCTTGCAACTTGAGAAAGACTTGCGACGCTACGTGCAGGACCTCGAATGGACATTGGACTACTTCACAGAAAACAAATGACAATGGAAATCAACAATCACGTAAGTAACATTGCATGCATTCTGGAAAACATCAAAGAATCACAATATCGTGTGGTGATGGTGAATCAGAATTGCATTATGGTTGAGGATAAGGACACTCACGAAAAGCTTATCCTCGCAGCTTATACCCTCCCAGCGCTTCACGGTTTAAATTTGTAAAATGGAGATGGCGTGAATGGGGTCGACTGGAATGGTCGGCCCCTTTACTGTGGGTGTTGGGGAGCTCACGCGCCTCCACCCCTGTA